GATCGTTTTATGGGGCATTGTTTTTGGTTTTATTAATCAAAGGTTGTCATCACGCGCATGTAAAGAAAATGCTCACAGCCAGATCATTACCGCCAGCTGCCGCGCCGTTCCAATAACGGACGTGGAAACTGACAATTGTGTTCTTTCCAGCCAGAATCGGGTACGTACTCACCGTTCCCGCTGCGGAACTCGCCAGCAGTGGAACGTGAGAGCCGTTTATGCTCGTTTGGGACGCTGTCCAAGTCACACCGTCGTCATCAGAAAACCAGATGCATGACTCCAGATACCTTGACGTGGAATCATTGACGAGGCGGGCCGTCACCGTAGCAAGGTATGCACCGGGCGGCAACTTGTAACCTTTTGCGTCGCTCTTACCAGTCGGGCCATCCACCAGGGTAATACCCAAGGGGTTGGAATTCCCGAACATGGTAGGAATGGTTGCGAACGCAACGGACGTGGACAGAGGAATGGCAGAGCCGGGATTCGCCCACCGACTGTACGCCAAATTTGCTACTGCTGTAGCGTTTCCTTCCGGACGTGGGTTGATCAGCTTCACCTTGTAGGAAACGTGAATCTGACCAAACGCGGCACCAGGGTCAACAGGAACGACTCCGCTCGTATACACGAAGATCTTGCCTGCATCATAGGTCTTCAAGTCAGCCATAGGCACAGGTCCCGTGCGCATGAACTTTCCTCCTTGCATCGCTTCACGGCATGGAATCTTCAACTTAATGTACTCATTAGGTTGGCCGGAAACGTGGGGATTAGTCGCCAACGCATCCTCAATAGTCTGGTCAGGACCCGTGAGAGCGTCGGGAACAAAAGTCAAGATTACTTGTCCAGCCCGTCCTGCCTCCGAAAAAGCAGAAACGGTCGGAACGTATTCAATGACCAAATCCTCGAGGTTGTACTTCTCATATTGCTGCGCGAGCGGCACAATGAACTTGAAGCAACTGCCTTCCGTGAGCTTAAGACCAGGTTGAATCGTAAACTCGTTGGACTTCGAGAAAGCAGAAGTCGGTGCTTTGACGACGGCGATCATCTCCCGTTGCGGGATGACCGGCCCAGTCTTACCGGGCCCGAGGCCTGGTTGGACCTCAGCGCGCGTCTTCACGCGGGGAACAATTTCAACTCCTTTGTACCTTCTGACGCTTCGAGGGCCCATGGTCGGACCACTGGTAGTCATGGGGCTTCCTCCGGCGGAATGGGAGTCCCCTCCGCTGTTCCCAGTGAGCTTGAGGCCCGCTCCATACTGCTGAGAACCGGAGTTGACGGAAGTCGTGTGAATGTTGAAATCGAGGAAACGGGCAGCCATCTTGGCCTTTTGCTTGGCCGACATAGCGTTCCATTCTTTTCTTGGTAAACCTTTCGGTCGCATCAATTGATGAATTTTCAATGCCAGGGCACCCATAGCGTCAAGCACGCTCAGTGGCTTATGCTTTTCCGCAGAGTTCGGATCGGCCTTCGGAGGCCCGAACCGCATGACGTACAACGCCATGGCCGAATGAGACAACTTCTCAAACGGACTTGTTCCGAATTTTTGGATTTCCCCAACGAGACTCTGCAACTCGCCGGCGCCTCTCCCAGGCGCCCATCCGTTCCTAGCACACAGCCGGTCCGCTGCGGGGTAGAAACTGAGATCGGATAGGGGTGTGACAACAAGACCCTTCTTTTGTTGCCACTGCTCGGCCACATATGGATCAAAATGACGATAGTAACTCGTGAACTTATTCAAAGCTTCCGAGTACATATCCCAATAAGCGTCCCCAAATGCCGCCTGCGCACACCTCTTGTACCATGACTTCAATTCTCTTGTAACCGGAGAAATGTCCATGTCAGGATCGGATGTCAGCACGAGCATGTGCTTTTGGAGGGGAAACTTATCACCATATATTGCGTTCACATCTGGGAAAATGAAATATGACTTCAGCACTTTGTTGGGGCACCAGTAAAATTCCTGGCTACCTTGCATCACTTGGGGCACAAAAAAACCGCCCAAGAAAGTGCACGCTGACACATCATGCCAAACGTCGCCCTTTTTGTCTTCTTCAAATTCCGGGATGAACCCGAGCTGTCGCCAGACAGTTTGCACTGCTGTCTTGTAGCGACGCGGATCAAAATCACCGTTGACCCAGCATGCCTTCACCACACTGAATCCGGCGCTCTGTTGACCAAACCAAGCCTTCAAGGAAGTCAAGCCTTCTCCGGTGTTCGTCGTCGGTTCATTCTTATCGACGAACATGCGTTCCTTAACGCGAGGATCGTTGTGCTTCAGCTCGAACCTACCTGTGAGATTACGAAACTGAAGATCCATGATGTCGTCTGTCGCATGATCAGACAACTCATTCACGAACCACATGAAAGCTCTTTGAAACAACTCCGCGCACGTGAGGTCGCAACTCACCATGTCGATGGCACAAGCGCGCCACTGGCCTTCTCGGCACACGTAAAGCGCGTAATGGTCATCACCGTGCATGATGATGTGCAATCCCCAAATCTTGCAATTCTCAGTAATCCACTTACCAAGAGAATCAGATCGCGGGTTCGGCACGTATGTTGTTGAAAAAGTGAACACTCCGGGAATCGGGTCTTTTGTTGGCATAAAGGTAGGGTCTGAGCCGCTAACGGCCCATCTCCGGGTGCCTCCTACGTAGTACTTCAGAGGAACAGCCACGGCCATGCCTGGAACATCAGCATCCGCCTTTGGAGTGATTGGTCTTGTTTTGGTTGCCACCCCGCCGTCCGCTGCGAGAGTGGGCTGATTTGGGATGATCTCATCCTTCTTGGGGGTCACCTTCACAGGTCCCTTGAGTTTCTGGCCTGTTTTCCACTTACGAATCTGCTGAACCGTCTCGTCCTTGTGCGACTCAGTCCAGGGTCTCTGATAGATGTAAGTGATGAGCTCGTCTGGGGTCAACGCTCTAAACACACCCTTCTCGTCCTTCAATGGTTGAACAAACAATTCATCCATCACAAGCTGCGCCTCCGCCCAAGCGGCAGGCTGAGCCCTATAAGGGAGAGGCTTGTTCAGCCGCGCCACTTCAATGACGACCATATCCAAGAAAGTACCTGTTGGCTTCACCAACAACTTTCTGACATCAGAATCGACAACAATGGGCTTGACTGAATCAGCAGGGATAGCTGTCTCGTAGAGAAACTGGTCGTCATCCTTAATATAATGCTTTGTTCCATCCGGACCAAGCGTGTATATCTTAGACTGCTCTACCATGTTCACGGGCTGTGTGTGGGGAACGCGGGGTGCCACGTCTCCCAACTCTACGTCGAGAGTTTGCTTCCAATCTTCCATGCGCAACTCGTCCAAAACCCTCATAAACCAAGGTTTTGTCAGCGAGTAATTATGCAAGGCATGCAGAATGACAGCAACGGGGTACGGCAAAGCCAGAAGCAGCCCATGGGCCAGGCCTCTTGCAAATGCCCCGAGAAAGTGTTCAATGATTTCTGCGGTTCCAACTTCCTCAGCCAAGACAAACTCGAGACTGACGAAAGCTTGCTCCACCATGACCATAATGACGGGCACCCACCAAGGTCCCGCTCGTTTTATGGCCTCTTCGCCCACAGCGACGGTGAAACACCACATGAAACTGGTGACTTCCTCGAAAACTCTCACGGCTTTCGGGTATGTGCTGGCCCACGTCATGGTCCTAAGAATCTGGTTCCTAAGCCATCCAAGGGTACCATCCAGCTTGGCCAAAAACCTCCTGATTTCTCTTGGGACATCAATGAAGCGTTTCACCAAACTGAATACGTGTTCCGGCAAATTGAGCGTGCCAAAAATTTTGTTCCACAATCCCTTCACCTTGGTCTTGACCCAACGGCCAGCATCCATGATGATACGGATCACTTCGACAAAAAACTCTGCTCGCGTCTGTCTTTTGGTAAGGCGGACATACGCCTCGGCGACTCCTTGGGGCAATCCTGTTTTCGCCACCACTTCCTGTGCCGCGTGTTTCAACGCGACCTGAACGTAAGTGCCGTCAACTGGAAAGTCACCCAAATGCACTCTGGAGAGCGCAATTGCATCACTGACTGTCCTATCCAGCGCAGTGAGGAGGAGATCATGGTACTTAGTCAACTTCTCATAGTTGGCCTTTCCCAATTGCTGCACGAGTTGCCTTTGGCCGAACTCGACCAAGGTCTGGATTGCGTTTGGATCCGACAAATCCATACCACGGGCCTTCATGCGCAGCGGGGAGAACAAAGTGGGAATCACGCCCCCTTTGACGTAGCACGGACTCTCTCTGTCATATGCCACGCTTTGAACTGGTGCATCAACTTCGCGGAAAAACAAACGAAGAAGGTTCATGGTGCAACAGCTCCATTCAAAATGGATCTGCAACTCATAGTGCTTTCCATTTCGAGTGACTCCCAGCACGGAATGAGTGAAATACGGTTCTGATTTCACTTCATGAACGTACTGAGAATCGCCGGGGGAAGTGCTGGCAAAATACGTGAGAACTCCTCGAGCATCAACGGACCCATGGCCCTCGATGATGTCGATCGCTCCGGTCTCCAAAACGGGCACGGTCTGCATGTCCCATTTTGT